TTTTGATTGTTAAACTCGATCCAGATAAAGTTGGAGGTGCAACAATTTCAGAGATCCCATATGTGTTTGAGGGATAGAACGCAATCGCAGTGGAGGATGACCAATACAATTCACGATCAGCGCCGCATGGAGCTAAAAGTGTATTTCTAGATGCAAGCTTCTTGCCATCAACTAACGCATAGAACGTGTTTGCCGGAATCTCCATGAGTTCGTACAAATGCGAAGAAAACGAATATTCAACGCGCCCCTTCGCTTTCGTTGTCACACTGTATTCAGGAATAACCAGAAATCGTTCTGCGATATAGTAATGATAGTCATCGAGATCAACTGTTATTGGAGACATATCTTGCGATGCCACTAGTGTATTTGCTGTTGTGGAATACGCTGGAATCTCAACGCCCATGTCCGCTACAAGCATCTGATCAGACGAAAAAGATTGCACAATCTCAGCGTCTGGTCTAATTGCAAACGGAGAGATTGTCGGCTGATACGCGCCTTGTGTTCTTGTTCCGTTTGACGCATAGAAGTATTTTCCAGAAACCACATCTGCAGCAACAGCGGTTGTGTCTGTTACATCAACAAAGCTCGCAGACCCGCCGCCGGTTTTCGGCAGAATGATGGATGGCACAGACGCGTAGTCCGTTCCAAACAAAGATACGTTCTGTGCCATACAATCACCTCTTAAGAAATACTGAGAGCACCCGTCGTAGCATCCTGGCTTACAACAGGAGCAGTAATGTTATATGCGCCAACATTTTTGTTTGCGTCTACCCATAGCATCAAAGACGGAGAAAACAAAAACGAAGCTCTTTTTGCTGTATCGTCCAGCGCAACCAATCCGCCAGTAAACATGTTACTGTCATAAACGCTCGTCTGTCCGGTGATTTGCGCAATTGCGAACAAATATCGCGGAGCGCCATATCCGCCGACGACAGAAGAACCCAGCACGTAATCTCCAAGCGGCGTGCTGGAACCGTTTACGGCAAGTTTGATCTCATCGTAATCGATATCTGAAGTACCAGTTGTGCCGTTCCATGTCAGATGTGCAATCCAGATATAATCCGTGGTATGTTTGATTGAACTGATAAGATACTCAAGATCATCAGATGTAGCTGTAGCGGGAACTGTGACACCCTTACAAGCAATCGCATTTTTCGCTGCGACGATATTGTCAGATATTCGTTGAATCTCACTTCGAATGCTCATGCTCTCACCGCCTTAAATTGCGGCGAGCGCTTGTTCAATATCATTTGTCAGCGAAATCGTGCCGCCTGTCGTATAACCAGCAGGGATAACAGTGCTGGTTGTAGTCATGCCGTCAATTGTTGTAGTGACGGAACCATTGTTTGCCATGGTTCCTGCGATCTTAACGCCGTTCACATACGCAGATTTTGTCGTCAGAATGTGAGCAGCCGTGGCGTCTGCGTCCGTGGTGTCGATGTAGTTTGCTGGAATCGGATTCACAGTCACATACGATAACGTGTGCGTTGCGGACGGATAGATTGTTTGCGTTTGTTTTGTCGGAGTGGCGGTTGCAGTTTCTACTTGTATGCTCACCGTGCCAAGGCCGTTGTGATAACCTTGTGCTATAGTGTAGCTAGTACAAGCAGGAATGGTCTGCCCATCAAGAACAAAACTATTTGGGAACAAGAAACCGCTATCCATTCCGCTAAGATCTGGCATTGTGCCGGTTACAACACCACTGCCAATAGCCGCAGTTTGGCCACTGAGAATATTTGCTGCAGTTGCTGTAGTGTTTGTCGTATCTATGAAGTTGGATGGTATAGCGTCAACATACACAGAATCAAGGAACGCGTTACTGTCTCCTGTGATGATCTGCGGTTCCGTTGACGGTATAACAGGATTTGAGCTATCTATAGTCTCATAGTTGACAGACACCGTGCCGCCCTCGCTGTAATACTCTGTGGTCACGGTATATGACGAATTGAACGTGTCGAGAGACTCAGCTATCTGACTAGAGTTTGTGGTTATCGAACCGGTCACAGTTTGGCCAGAAGCGTCCACGAAGGACACAGAATCCAAAACGTCTGCGGCCGTAGCGGTAACTCCCGTTATGTCTTGATAGCCGCTCGGTATAGCATCCACCAACACGGCTGTCAGAAATGCACCGTTGTCGCCAGTGATCAACTGCTGCTCTGTGGTCGGAACGACAGCATTTCCTTCATATTGTGTATCAGCTGCAACGTCTACGACGCCAGTACCATCATGATAACCTTCGTCGATGCTGTAGCTAGTTGTCACAGTATCAAGCGTCGCGCCATCATTTGGCAGAACAGGCACCGTACCTTCAACCAGCTCTCCGTCAACATAAGCTGTGAAACCAGTCAGTATTTTTCCACTGGTTGCTGTAGCGTCTGATGTGTCTATATAGTTATCTGGAATTGGATTCACTGTAATTTGCGACAGCACCTTGCCTGCGGTTGGCGTTATTGTTTGCGATGCTTTTGTCGGAGTTGCCGTCTTTGTTTCAGTAGTAATGCTAACAGTGCCGTTACCATTATGATAGCCAGCTGGAATCGTTGTGCTCGTTGTCGTTGTGTTCAATGTTCGAGTAATGGCGCCGTTGTTCGGCATCGTGCCAGCAGTCACAGCGCCGGTTGGTGTAACAATAATTTTATTGGCAAGCACATCACCGGCTGTAGCGGTAACGCTGGAGACATCCTGGTATGCTGGCGGAATGGCCGCAACGGTCACACCGGACAGACCGTAGTATCCGCTGTCCGCAGTAACTGCCTGCTGAGATTTAGTTGGCGTAACGGACTTGGCTTGCAAGCTGTAGTTGCCGCCACCAGCGACGCCTTGCACCGTACCGGAGCCATTATGATAGCCAGCTGGTATTGTGTATGTCTAGCCTTCTTGCACACTTGCGCTCACGGCGCCGCGATTAGCGATACCATCAACTTCTGTAGCAAGATCGTCCAGTTTGTCTGTAGCGACACCGAGGCCAAGCTCGACCATTTTATTTCGGATTGTATTACGAGCGGTTTGCAGTCTCGTAATCTCAGTAGCTGTGCTCATAAACAATCACCTCTCATATAGTGGATAACAGCGCATTGATGTTTCCGATCTCAGTGTAAACAGCGGCAGAAGTAATAGGCTTTGTGTTGTCTTCTTCCGCGTCGGCCGCTGTCTAAACTGACAATACGCCGGAGTTTGTTATCTGCAGATTCTGTCCAACAACAACAGCACCAGGTTTGGTCTCTGTTGCGATTGGCAGATCTGAAATATGTTCATCGATCAGAGTCTTTGCTTTTTTGACAGCGGCAGCATAAGTAACAATGTCCATACACCGCCACCTCCTTATGTTTCAACCCACTGATCGTTTTCGTTGAGTATAAACACATGAGCCAGATCGGCAGTATAAGCAATAGACCCAGGATAGCACGACGGCTATGTTTTCGTGGTTGGCAGTAAGGGCAGATCGTCGACAGAGCCAATCAGGAATTCTTTCAGGTTTGTGCTGCTTGGCTCATCTTTTTGTCGAACCAGATAGATCATTGTCCTCACCTCCAGTGTGATGTAATTAGAAACTTGTTGCGAGCCCGACAACAACATTGCCACGCTTAAAGCGCTTAATGTTATCTTTCTCCAGTTCGCTGACATAATCGTTGGCCATAGCCAGAGAAGAATAACGGTCTTTGTGAAGGCTGTGCCTCGGTGTATCATAAAGTACGTTTCCGCTGGATGATACTTTTGAAACAATGTTGCCCATCTCAAATTGCAGAGCGTCCGCTTCGAGGAAGACTGCTTTCTCTTCCATTGTGTAGTGCTTGGATTCTTCGCCGCTCTTTGACTCTATAGCTCTCAGCATGCTGCTCGGAATCGGAAGCTCTATGCTCTTCTTTTCCAGAGCGACACGAAGATTGCTGTAAAGTCTTTGGTTCAAAGCCTGCACTGCGCGGAATGGATGCAATATGGGCAACGACGCCCCGGATGGCGGCCCGTTATCATCAACGACAAGTGGAGGGTATTCCTTATCCATCGTGACATCCACCCATTCCTTGTCGAAGAAACGGTCCAGGCTGTCACCGAGACCGCGAGCGTCATATATGATTTTCTCAGTATTAGGGAACTTTCTGTGGTAAAGCTGCCTCAAAAATTCAGCAAGCACATCCAGAGACTCACCGTGGAATGAACGCATGTAAACAAGCTTGCGAGAGAACGAACCATCTGCACGCTCAGTAAACTTGAGCACAGTAGCAATGCTGTTATCTGCATCCTTGTCCTCAGATGTAG